AAAATGATAATTCCGTCAACTACTTTTTTTAAAAACCATCTGGATCGGGAGTGGAACCACCATATCCCCAATCTTCTTCCATTTCCGCTTCTTCCGTATCTCCCTTTGAATGGATCAAGCGATTCTCGAAATCCCGAATCTCCAGAATGTCCAAGGATTCGGCCTCTTCTTCAAAGTTGAATTCAAGTCCTGCCCTTCGGAGCATTTGCACGGCATAGGTAAAAGAATCAGCCAAATCGGGTGATTTCTTCAACCGCTGTTTCATGTCTAGCTTTTTTTCTACCGAAACCTTTCTGCCCTTGTGGGAGTAAAGCCTAGAACAAAGTTCGTTCACTACTTGGGAATGTCTTTCAACGTCTATACCAACCAAGGAGCGGGTGGACATGGCGGTATGAACAGCAAACCAATACTCCGTAACCAAGCGATCATACGCTTCTTTGCAAGTTCGCTGATCTAGGTTGCTAATTTTGCGTTCTGTAGGCATCCCCATAGATGAAATGGGGAACACAAACATTGCTTCTGGATTATATTTACTCCATTCAATGATGATTGCCCTCATCATTTTGCCGCCGTCACCAGATATATCCAATCCAAAGTCCCTTGGATGGACTCCATATTCAAGACAATCTCTAACTACTTGTATTGCAATACTTTCTTCAAACACCTCTCCTACTGAACTATTGTATTCTCTAGTTCCAAGGTAATAGCCAAGGCTTCTGCCAGTATCGTTTGGCCCAAAACGGCAAAATGTAGCCGCACATCTGTCTCCTCCTGCGGTAAATGCAGGGTCAAAGCCGCAAACAACCTTTGTTTTGCCACTCCAAACTGGCTCCCAATTGATGTCGCATCCTTGGATGAACTGTTTTGAGAAGATTGTGAGTTCTACAGAGGAATCAGGCCACCATCCATAGACATTTCGCCAGTATTCTAGGGCATTTTTGTTGCCATAGCATCGCTTTAGGGTAGCGGCTTCGCCTTGAATAGTCAAAAACCGATCAAATGGCGGGATTTCTGCATCAGGAACTTGGAAATTAGGGCTATCTTCACCAGAAAGGTGAAGAGCAACGCCTGTTCTGGTTGTCCATTTGTGTGTATAGCGGTTTACGGACTCCCATTCCAAGGGATGATCTGGCTGGCAAAGTTCAGTATGGGGGTTATTTGCTGTTGCCGCTGGGTTTGCCATGCCTCCAAAGATAAAGTCTGGATTTGCTCCAAGGTTTACACGAGTATCTAGGGCATAGAGATCCATTTCTGCCAACTCGTCCAAAAACAAGCGCATACGAGCATTTTTGCGCCCTCTTGTGTTTTCTACAGAGCGTTTTCCCTCACCTCCTTTGGGAAAAGCCAAGGCTTTGATGGCATTTGTGTAGTCTCTTTCTGAATCTTTTGTGTCAATAGACTCAAAAACAATCATCCTGCGATACTCTACAAGGTTGCCAATAGAAGCATCTTTTCCGTATTTAGCCTGTAGGTTACGCATGGCAATTCGGTAAAGGGTACAAACCTTGCCCCACAATCGGTCTTCGGACGCATCCAAAGAGGTAGATGCTACATATGTTGAAGTGAAATCAGGAGCGCAAAGCCAATCAATGATGATACAAGCCGCAACAGAAAAGGTTTTTCCGCTAGATGCACACCCTGCAATGCCCCAATCGTTCTCGTTGCAGAACAAATCTATAATGTCCAAGGCGTAATTGTTTGGGATTCCTTGAGAATGGAGCAAAACATCATTGCCATAAATCAACTGGAAGCAATTAACCATGTGTTGTGCAGGGTTAAGCAATCCGCATTCATCCAACTTAATCCCCATCTTGATTCGCTCACGCCTTCCAAACTCTCCACGAGTCAATCTATATGCAATTAACTCCCTGACAAATTGGTGCTGGTTTTTGAAGAAGGGGATTCCGTAATCCGTATCTTGTGGAACATCCAAACAAAGGTTTTTATAATTCATGCACAATTACTATTGACTTATTTTATAAATTAATACAAGCATTTGAACTGCATGAGACTCAAAGATAAAAACGGATCAATCCCCGGAGGACTCTGGTATCAATATAACGACGATCAAGGTAATACTTATCGTGTTAACGGAATGGATCTTCCTTTTGGTAAATCATTTTCAAGAAAGGTTTTTAGCGACATGATGGTAAACAATGTTTCCGTTCCTGATAATTTAGATTACTTGATTGAACAACAAATCTGTAATAGGATTGGAAGCCAATATTGTTGGCAAGAAGCTGGAGACAAAGTTGCGAATGTAATTCATACCTTTGCAAATTTGGGAGATCGTGTAGCGGCAAGCCTTGGGGTTAAATCAAACCTTGAGAAAGCGGCAAAAGGATGCACAGCCTGTCAAAAGCGCAGACAAGCAATGAACCAAGCACTCGGATAAAATGGCTAAAACCAAAAAAATTGTAAATCGTGAAGGTGTTTCCTCTTGGGGATTTAATACCATTAACTCCAATGGTGTTGCACCAACAAGCCGTGTTCAAACTGCTAATGATGCATTTACAATTTGCTGGAACTTGCGACTAGATAACGCTGGTCGTGAGCGCAAGTGGGGGCGTATTTACAAGTGCTATAAAGGGTTTCCCCCTACCGATTATAGCCAAGTAGCCTCTCGTCAGCTTTCGGGAATGAGCAATGTTCCTTTCCGTCAAATGAAATTTATTGTTGATAACCAGAAGTCATCGTTTGTTGACATGGTTATGGAACGTAATACTGCCGCAAACATTACTACAAAAATTGGCAATCCTACCGAAAAGAAACAATGGAGTGACATTATCAGCATTGGATTCGATAGAATGCTTCGTTCATGGAATAGCTACAATTACAATGTAGAATTGGATGTGGAGGAAATGACCCTGTTTGGAAAGGGCTTTGAGATTGCAGAAGATAGGGATGGATGGCCCACAAAAAGTTTTCATAACTCCAATGTGCTAATTCCAGATAAAACGTATGCTGACCTCACGAACTTGGGTGAGATTTGCATTAAACGTAGCTACACCCCCCTTGAGTTCTGGCTCAAGATTACTGGCGGGGAGGAAGATCCTGATAAGGCACAAAAATATGCTACGGATATGGGTTGGAACTTTTGGGCTTGTGTTGATGCCCTTCGGATGTTCACCACAAACTATCGCAACACCTACACCAATACGGAGTGGTTGCGTGACGTATCTAGCGGCAACCTAAACCTATCCCGTCTTTATACTCTCCGTATTGAACTTTATGAACTGTATATCATGGAGTTCAATGGATCTATTTCCAAAATGCTCCTTCTCCAGAACTACGGAGGATTGATTCTTGGGTACAAAGAAAATGGTCGTAAGGATTTGACTGAAGAAGAATACAGGGATCAAACAGGATTCCTATATTATCGCAAAGATTGGGTAGAAAAGGATGGCGATGGGTGGAATGACATCATTGCTCCCATGACTGATTCTGCTGGTAGTGGCATCTGGCATGAGATCCAAGGGCTTGCTGAATCTATCTTTATTCAATGCAGGGCATATGACATCCACATGAACCGCTTCATGGATGCGGTAGATTGGAATACTCGCCTGATGTTTAAAGGTGGTACTGCTGAAGCAACCAAGAAACTTAAACAGATGGAATGGCAACCTTGGATGATTTTGCCGCAAGACGTTGAACCAATTCAAGTAGCGGTTAGTATTCCATTCCAAGAAGTTCTTGCTGGTATTCAGTTTTATCAAGCAGACCTTTATCGTGGCATTGGTGCTTACAATATCGGCATGGCAAACAAGGGCGGCAAACAAAGGACAAAGGGTGAAGCAGAACTTGATGCCGCCGAATCCGCAAAACTCCAAGGAACCCAAATCCGTAGGTTTAATGATAACCAGACACGTTGGTTGCGAATGCTCTATAAGAGGATGAGCAATACCACAAAGGGTGGTAATGGTTATAAGATGAAAGAACAATTTGTAGAGTTCATGGAACAGAATGGAGTTCCCAAAGAAGCATGGAAGTGGGAGAACATTGAAAACCTAGAAAGCAATATGCTTGCTGGCTCTGGAAGCCCCTCTTATAAGCTGATGGCGGCTCAACAAACCGTTTCACTTACTGGCATGACTCCAGCTAATGAAGGTCAAGCTAATGCAATTGCTGATGCGATTGCCGCACTTAATGGTCGTCAAAACGTGAATCGTTACGTCCAGCAAAGCCAAGTTCAGATTCCCGATGAACAGGGCATTATTTCAATGGAGAACATTGGAATGACTGATCCAAAGGGCAACCCTGCAAACTTCCGTGTGTATCCTGATCAAAACCATATTGAACACTTTAATGGTCATATCCAAGATGCAATGGTTTCGTTGCAAGAAGCTCAACAGGCAATGCAAGCCTCGCCAGTTGCACAAAATGCAATGAATAGCCAAGAAGCACAATCATCCGTTGATGATGAAGCATTCAACCTATTGCGTGATATTTACGCTACACTTATGCGGTTCAAAGGGCCGCATCTTGTTGCTCACCTTGGATTTATCGAAAGAGATCCAACCAAGAAAGAAATGGCAAAGCAGTATGCACAACAGATGCAGATGCTTCAGCGTGGTGTGGATGAACTTGGTAGCCAAGTTGCACAAATGGCTCAAGCCAAACAGCAACAGAGCAACCAAGCAATGCAAGATCCAAACACAATCAAGCTACAAGCAATGGTTGCTAAAGAGGCAATCCAAGCTGACAGCTTGAGGAAGAAAGAAGATATTAAACTGGCGGCATTGGCTAATAAGGCTCAACTCCGTGAGGCAACATCAATGGAGAGGGCTTCTACTGATCTTGCTACAAAGAGGGCAAAAGCCGCCAATGAGATCCAAATTCGTAGGGCAAAAGCCGCACAGGATGCACAGATTTTGCAGAATAAAACTTCGCAAGAAATGCAGATGAATATGTCAGAACCAAGCAACCCGCAACCCGAACTATAACATGGCAGATAAAAACACGCTTAACCTAGCCGCCGCTATTATCAATGATCGTAGATATAGCGAACTTAAAACAGCAATTTACGAGGATCTTGTAAAAAACGATCATGCTACAGTTGTGGCAGTATTCAAAATGTTGCAGGATTATGCATTGGAAGCAGAAGATAATTCATTCCATGCTTCTGAAAAACCTAGAAAAATTATTGAGAAGATAACTACACATGATCTTGACCTTGATCCTGATCTTGATGATTCTCTGACCAATGAAGAGATTGCTCTTCGCAAGTAACCACAAACAACCACACAAATATGTCTGAAACCGCCGTTGCAGAAACCACGCAAACTAACGATCTTACTTCAGCTTCCGTAGCTGACAAAGCCGCAAGAGATGCCGCAATTAAACAGGCAGATAGCTTTTTTAAAGGTGACATTAAAGATGCTCCAAAGGGAAACCCTTCAGACCTTTTTAAGAAGTTTGCTGAAAAACTAAATCAAGACTCCACACAATATCAGGAAAAGATTGATGAAGAAAAGCAAACCAAGCGTGAGGCTGAAGAGAATAGACCAGAACCAGAAATCAAAGCCTCTTCTGTAGAAGACGAGAAAAAGGGTGGTTATATCAAATCCCTCAAGCAAACCAATGAGCAACTTTCAAAAGAAGCGGCT